AGACGCAGGACGTAAAAAGTCGTTCTGTGCCCGCATGTCTGGAATGCCTGGACCAATGAAGGACGAAAGTGGCAAGCCTACCAGAAAGGCTGCCTCCCTAAAGAGGTGGAAATGCTAAATATGATGGAGTTATGGACTGGTGGCTTGACCATATTTATGGCATTGATTGGATATATCATGCACGAAAAGTTCAATGAACTGGGTCGTATTAGTATTTTATTAAACAAGACAAGAGAAGAGGTAGCTCGTGATAACGTTACTAAAGCAGAAGTTGACCGCATTATGGAGCACATTGATGCTCGCTTTAACAAGCTTGAAAGCAAAATTGACCAACTTATTCAAAGGTAAATAATGCCTAGTACTAGTAAAAAACAACATAATTTCATGGCGGCTGTGGCTAATAACCCAAAGTTTGCCAAAAAAGCAGGCGTACCTTCTTCTGTGGGGAAGGAATTTTTAACTGCCGATAAAGGCAAAACGTTTAAACAAGGTGGAACCATGAAAAAGATGAACCCAGGAATGATGGCTATGATGGCTAAAAAGAAACCAATGAAGATGGCTGGCGGCGGTATGCCAATGGTTGAAAAAGACGGCAAGCAAGTTCCAGCTTTTGCTGCTGACGGCGTAGGTAAAATGAAAAAAGGCGGTATGGCTCATTCAGACATGGCTAAAGACAAGCCAATGATGAAGAAAGTTGCAGCCAAAGCCGTTAAAGGTCATGAGAAAAAGATGCACGGTATGGCTCGTGGCGGTGGCATTGAGATCAAAGGCAAGACCAAAGGCAAGATGATTAAGATGAAAAATGGCGGAGCTTGCTAAAAATGGTTAACTATCGTAAGCCAACTGAAAAAGAGGCTGATAAGCTTAACAAATCTCGTCAGAAAATGATCGAAGGCATGGAGGGAGAGAAGGACATTTTCTCCAAGATGATGCCAACAATGGCTAAATCTGCCAGAGATGATATTCGTGCGGCTAAAGCAATGCGGGAATCTGTTCCTGCCAGCGCTAGAGAAGGCGAAGCATATCAAGATGCTGGATACAAAAAAGGCGGCAAAGTATCAAGCGCTTCTAAACGTGCGGACGGATGTGCAATCCGTGGCAAAACTAAAGGTAAAATGGTATGAGACCAAGCCGTGGCATGGGCGCTATATTGCCATCTAAAATGGGTAAAGGCGTTAAAAAAGAACGCAGGGATAATACCGACTTTACTCAATACAAAGAAGGCGGGAAAGTCAATGCTGCGGGGAACTATACCAAGCCAAGCCTGCGTAAACGAATCGTTTCTCAAGTTAAGGCAGCCGCAACGCATGGTACTGGCGCAGGTCAGTGGTCAGCTCGTAAGGCGCAGCTAGTAGCTAAGAAATACAAAGCTGCTGGTGGCGGGTATAAATAATGTTTAATTGGCTTTGGAGGCTACTCAGTGGCACTAGCAAAATCACAACGAAGCCTGAAAGCGTGGGGCGACCAGAAGTGGACAACCAAGTCGGGAAAAAAATCGTCCGAAACAGGAGAGCGGTACCTGCCAAAAAAAGCAATCCAAGCGCTAAGTCCGCAGGAGTACGCAGCAACAACACGAGCAAAACGAGCGGGAAAGGCACAGGGAAAGCAGTTCGTGCCCCAGCCAGCAAAAGTAAAAGCAAAAGTAAAGCCGTTTCGAAAGGTTAGTTAATGTCCACTTCTGGAACAACAGCGTTTAATTTAGATTTAAATAACCTCATTGAAGAGGCTTTTGAGCGTTGCGGGCAAGAACTCCGCACTGGGTACGATATGCGTACTGCACGTCGTTCTTTAAATCTATTGACTATTGAATGGGCAAACCGTGGTATTAATCTGTGGACTATCGAACAGGGTCAGATCCTATTAACCACGGGGCAGGGCTTATACCCTATGCCAGTCGATACGATTGACATCCTAGATATGATCATTCGCCAGAATAACGGATCTCAGAGCAATCAAGTTGACATCAATATCAGCCGTATTTCAGAGTCTACGTGGTCAACCATTCCCAACAAACTGGCTCAGGGTCGTCCTATTCAGGCTTGGTTTAACCGACAATCTGGGCAAAACAACGCTACATCAGCCAGTTTAAACGGCAATATATCGGCTACAGACACCACAATTACCGTCAACAATATTGAAGAGTTAACGACCACAGGATTTATCAAGCTTGGCAATGAAACTATTGGATACACCAATGTCTCTGGTAATCAAATTATTAACTGTTTCCGTGGTCAAAATGGCACTACTGCAACCTCGCATACTACGGGCGCAGCCATTGTTAATCAGAATCTACCCGCTGTAAACCTTTGGTTAACACCAGATGCAGGCGGTGGACCCTATACATTCGTTTATTGGCGTTTGCGCAGGATTCAAGATGCAGGAACAAACGGCACGGTAGAAGCAGATATTCCATTTAGATTATTGCCTTGCATGGTAGCTGGATTGGCGTTTTATTTATCGCAGAAATTACCTGATGCACTGCCAAGAATGCAGTTCTTAAAGGGTGAATACGAGGAACAATGGCTGATGGCATCTACCGAAGATAGAGACAAAGCAGCATCTCGGTTCGTGCCAAGGACTATGTTCTATGCCTAGTAAGTATGCAAGTGGTAAAAATTCGATTGCGGAATGTGATCGATGTGGTCAACGGTTTAAGCTGAAAGAGCTTAGAAAGCTGACTATTAAGACCAAGCAAGTTAATATTAAGGTATGTCCAGAGTGTTGGGAGCCTGATCAACCGCAGTTGTCGTTGGGTATGTATCCAGTCAATGACCCCCAAGCAGTACGGGAGCCAAGACCAGACGTAAGTTATACAGTATCAGGCGGCAGTGGTTTACAGATTAATGGTACAAATGATCGTACTAAAGAGGGTGTTGGTTACCCTGAAGGTGGAAGTAGAATATTCCAATGGGGTTGGAATCCTGTTGGCGGTGCTAGAGACAATGGGCTTACCCCTAACAACTTAGCCCCAGAAGGTCAGGTAGGAAGTGTAACGGTAACAACAACATAAGGAGTTAAAAATGTTTAAGAAAGACGCAGATGGGATTGCTAAAAAAGGCAAAACCGAAGGTAAAAATTTAGGCGATAGCGGTCCTACAGTATTGGGTTTAAAATCAAAGCCAAAGATGGGCGGTAAAGACCAGATGGACATGAAAAAGATGGGTCGTGGTTTGGCTAAAGTTAAGAATCAAATGATGCGCAAAGCTGGAAGGGGTCGATAATGGCTCACTATTCTAAAAAACTAATGGGCAAAGAAGTTGGAGACGCTAAAGTTTATGCTCCCCCCCATACGATGAAGGGTAAGACAATCTCTGCCAAGGGACTGACTTCTAAAGGCATGACTGGCGCTCAAGAAATGGCTACTATGAACATTTCGGTTGACGGTATCAGTAAAGGTAATGGCAAACCCGTAAATCAGTACGGCAAGATTGAGATGCGTGGTGCTGGTGCTGCGACTAAAGGTCGTATGTCTAGTGGGAAGATGGGATGAATTACACGCAGTTAACCGCTGCTATTAAAGGCTTTGCTGAGAACGATTTTCCAGCAACGGTAGGCGCTTTCACGTCTCCTGAGCAGATTGCACGTTTTGTACAGCTTGCTGAGCAAAGCATCTTTAATACGGTGCAGATGCCAGCGTTTAGACGGAACGTGACTGGAAACACAAGTGCAGGCAATAAGTACTTAGCGACTCCAACGGATTGGCTGGCTACGTTTAGTCTTGCGGTTATTAACGCAAACAACGAATATCACTATCTTTTAAACAAAGACGTGAACTTTATTCGTGAATCCTACCCCGATACTGACCCAGCTTTTTATGCAGAGCCAGAGTATTACGCCATATTTGATGACAATTCGTTCATTCTTGGACCGACTCCCAACGCAAACTATGCGGTAGAACTGCATTATTTCTACTACCCACAGTCAATTGTTACCGCTGGTACTTCGTGGCTTGGCACAAACTTTGATTCTGTATTGTTATACGGTGCATTACTAGAGGCAGCTAACTTTATGAAGTCAGATGCCGACACCGTAAATTTATACAAAGCCCGTTTTGACCGTGCAATGGCAGAACTCAAACAATTGGGTGACGCTAAAGATCGTCAAGACTCTTATCGTAGTGGACAAGTAAGGTACCCAGTTAGATGATTCCAAACTTATCAGGTAAAAGTATTGCTATTGTGGCAATGGGAAAATCCCATAGTCAATTTATCCTAGCCAAGACTCATTCTCAGCCAATTGATGAAGTATGGGCAATTAACGCTATGGCAGGGGTAATTTATCATGACCGAGTTTTTATGATGGATCCAGCCAGCCGATTCTTAGATAGTGATGATGCAGGTACTCAAACGGGAATTATGCGGTCGGTACTAGAAAAACACACAGGACCAATCTACACCTGTGAATTAGACGCTCGTTGTCCTGGATTAGTAGAGTTCCCCCTAGACGAAGTAATGAACGCTTGCAGTACGGGGTACTTTAACAACACCGTAGCCTTTGCTATTGGTTATGCAATTGCTGCCAAGGTAGGTCAAATTCACTTATACGGCATTGATTTTTCTTACAAAAACGTAGTCCATTTTGCCGAGGCAGGCAGGGCGTGTTGCGAGTTTTTACTAGCAAAGGCAATGGAACGTGGCATTAAGGTTGGTATAGCTCAAGGATCATGTCTGTTAGACACCAGCGAGCCGACTATTAGTAAGCTCTATGGCTACCATCGACTTAGTGATCCGCTAGTTGTAGGGCTAGAAAATGAACGGTTTGTGGCTAAAAAGCACTCTGAAATTAAAGATACGGTAAAAGACGAGGTGGAGTACAACCCACCAGAGGCAAAGAGGACATAAATGTTTGAAATTAAAACTGGCGATATTATCAGCCCTCTCGTAAAAAC